GGAGATGTTAATCAAACATATCCAACTAACCTAAGTCACATTGGAGAGGATTTTACCGATGCAACGTTAGCATCACATAATCATTTCAGTTTTGATATCACTATGAACATTGGTGGTCTTAGAATTCCGCCAAATATTGCTGTAAATAACGTACAATCATACACAGTTAACGTTTCTGATATACCAGATGCGTTAAATATTCTTATGGACAATCAAACACCATCACAAACCGTGATAATGATTATCAGAGCTTACTAAAATGGCAGTCTTTTTAAACCAAGAAAGAACTAAGATCGGAACAACGACAGGAACTCTTATCGCTTTTCCTCAAGAATTAGAAGTCAACGATCCTAATGTTGGAAATAGTTTAGAATTGTTACCAGCTGGTTATTTAAGATGTGATGGTGGCATTTATAGTTCATCAGTATATCCAGCACTTGCAGAAATTCTTGGAACGGGTGAAGGATCTTCATTTAGACAAGAGGGAGTAACCCTATCAACTGAGCAATTCCAAGTACCAGATTTAAGATCTAAATTTATCAGAGCTAGTTCTGCATCTGATCAGGGTGTTATTAATGATGCTACAGTAGTCAACGCTTCTGGTCAAACTATTGATAGATCTGGTGTTGGTGTCACTGTATCATCTAACGTAGGAAGCGTTGCAGTTGTTGATATGATAGGACAGTTTAGAGTTCCTCCTAGAACTGTCAATCTTACAGGTAATGTTGGTTTTACTAAACCTAGAAATCCTGATGAAGAGGTTGTACCTGCTAATGCTTTTCAACCACACATGCACTATAGTACAACATTTAGATGTAGAACTATTAGACGTGGTGGTAGTGACGTATTTGAATTAAATTATTACACAAACGCATCTACTATCGGCGTAGTTAATTGGTATGATAATACTGATGCTGCAGCTGGTGAGGGTAATGATGGAAGACAACCTGCATGTTTACACTATGCACAGTCTGAAGTGTGGAATACTGGTGCTTACATCGCATCTGGAACATTCTTAGGATCTGGTGCTACATTTGAATACTATGGTATTTGTAAAGGAACTTGTGGTGGATTCATTACCAGTTGTTTAATTCCTACTGGTAGAACTATGGCTATAACTACTACTCCAGAAGGTCCTTGCTTTCAGACATATATTTTAAATCTTGGTCTTTTCACAATTACTATAGGACCTGTGACAATGAGCTGTGCTAGTTCAAGTCAGACTTTAGCTGCTAACTATGTTGAAGGTGCTGATGGAGTTGGTAATGATAACATTCCTACCTCAGCAGCTACTGCTGGTGGTGTTTTACAATCATTTGCTTTATATGAAAGTTTAGATGTTACACCTGGATTTATTAACAAAGGTCTAGGACAGTGGGCGTATGTAGATTATTCTGCTGGTGGTACTTTATGGAGCACCTTAGATGATTTTGTCACAGGTGAAGTTGATATGGTTGGTGGATCTGGATCTGGAATGAAATTGACTGTTAGATTTGAGGCATGGCCAGGTGCTGGTGGACTTCCAACTAACACAAGATATAAAGTTGTTGCTATTGTAGATGGTGGTACTGGATACTCTGCTACTAATACACTTACATTCCCTGATATAGGAGCATACAATCTTAGTGCTGGTAGTACTGCATTTAGATTGCAAGTAAATAGCACATCTTTTGGTAATAATGCAGAGGATGCTGCAGCATATCCTCACAATACATCTTTACATGATGTTCTACCACTTGACACTAGTGTTGATAATCCTAATCCTGATCAAGCAGCATATCCTCAAGTTTCAAACATAGCTGAAACAACACTATCATTTGATTATCCAGAGGATCCTACATCCCATACACATACTATAAATTACACAACTGGACTTACCAATTATCAGTTAAATATACCAGAGACATTTATTTCTACTGAAGGGATGAGTGCTTCTATTAGTGTTCAACCAGAGAGTGACACAAAAATTGATAATTTAATAGCTCCTTTCGTTATGGTAGATTACTTAATCAAAACCTAAAATGTCAAGAAACGTACGTACTAATTTTCTTACAGATAAAGCAACATTTGGCAACTCCACAATGCCAATTGGTTCTATTGTGCCTATATTTAAAGCAACAGATGATAAAGTAACAGATAATGGTGTTGTACAAAACTTAGGATCAATTGTTTCTGGTTCTGGTGGTGGTACTGGATACGTGACTGATTTAGGAACTACTACTGGTTATCCTACAACTCCAATAGCTGTGGATATTCCAGCAACAGCATTTGAAGAAGGAACAGATAATATTAATATATCTAATCATCCCTTCGTTGAAGGTGATAGTTTAACAATAATTGAATCAACTCAAGCTCCAAATAGACTTACACTAGGAGCATCTATTGATTCATTTACTATGACTAACAATGGTGCTAGTTACACAGCTGCACCACTTGTACAAGTAACTGACAATGGTAGTGGTCCTACTAAAGCTGGTGTGTTCTCAGCAATAATTGATACCAACACAGGACAGGTAACTGGAATAGATGTTGTTGATGGTGGTGCAGGATATCAGTTCCCTCAAGTTACATTAATTGGTGGCGGTGGTAATGGAGCTGCTGCAGCAACGGCAACATTATCAACAAATGGTGTTGGTGGTATTGTAGTTGATAAGGGGTTTTCATTCTTAGTTGATGTTGTTGATGCAAATACTATTAAATGGTCTAAAAGTAATGGAGATATAGCTGGAGGAAAATATTATAATATTACTAAAGTTGGTGATAACGGAACTCTTAGTGTAGCATCAAGCACTGGATTTGGTTTAAGAGTTGGTATCGCAGCAAACTTAGATGGTAGTGTAAATTTTGTCACTATTAAAAAACCAGGTTATGGATATAAAGATGGAGATGTAGTTTATATTTCACAACCAGGCAGTAGTGGAACAGCAAGAGTTGAAATTGTTAACACATCTAATACAACTGCTGACGATCCAGAAATGCAATATCCTGGTTGGTTATATTGTGATGGATCTGAATATAATGCAGAGGATTATCCACTATTATATGAGGTCATTGAAGACAAGTATGGTGGACTTGGTGGATCTTATTCTCCAGAAGATTTTGGATCTGCTTCTGGTATCACATTTAATGTTCCTGATTATAAAGGTAGAAAAATAGTTGGAGCTGGTGGTGGTGTCAGTGGTGGTGGATCTCCTGTATCTGGTAACGTTATTTCTACTGTTGGTGCAACAGGTGGTAGATGGTTTTTCTCAAAGACACAACAAGAAGCACTATTTGACATTGGAAATATAGTAATTAGTGGATATCCAAATGTAACTGAATTTGTTGGTGGTACTTTAACTGGTGAGGTTACATTGCAAATAGGTCCTTTACAAGAAAAACTTATTACTTCAGTTCCAGAGCATGATCATGCTCTTCTTACATCTACAGCACCTCAGGCAGGAGCATTTGAGGGTACTGGATTCGCTGTTGATACACATCTTGCTGGGTATAAAGATACCACAGGACAGGTTGACTTCTTTCTACCAAATGAAGGAGTGCCATTGTTTCACAGTCATGGTGTAGTAGATTATATTATTACTGATCCAACTCTTGCTACCTTTGGTAATGTGGGTAATATTGGTGAGATCATAGAAAAAGTTATTACTGCTACTGATATAATTGGTGAAACTACAGGAACTAAATTTAATATTCCTGGTCATGATTTATTCACTGGATATAAAATTAGAGTTAAAGCAAATGATCAGACAACACAGTTAGTATTTGTAGAAGATGGTAATAATATCGTATTTGCACAGAATACAGAGTGGTATGTAATTAAGATTGATGATGATAATTTTTACCTAGCAACCTCAAAGTATAAAGCTAGATTAGGTCAAGCATTATTTGCATCAACTAATGGTAGTGCTGCTGAAAATATTACATTAGAAATGCAGTATAAAGTTGCAGGAAATCTCCCAGCTGATCAAGTAACAGTTATTCAACAACCTCCTGATACTGTATATGACATTGATGACACATACACTATAGGTGGTAAGACAATCGCATTACCTGGTGGATCTACAACTACAACAGAACTTGTCATAGAACAATCAACAGCTGGAACTTACACAGTTGCTGCGCCTGGTTCAGCACAACTTCCAATAGCAGGTGTTTCTGGATTTATTGGGGGTGCTGGTGGTGGCGGTGGTACTAGTGATGTTGATGGTACTAATGGTGGTGACAGTTATTATGAATTTAATTACAATGGAACTTCAATTCAAATTGTAGCAGAAGGTGGAGAAGGTGGAAAACAAGGTAATACAACTCAAGCTGGTGGACTCGGCGGTCAGGCAAGAATTGTTACTGGTTCAGCTGGTGCGACAAATGTTACTGGAACTGGCACATATGTTGTAAATGGGTTAGGTATTAATATTACACAATATTATGCTGGAAATCCTGGTGGAGATGGAGGTCCTTCTAACAGTGGTGCAGGTGGTACTACATCATTCATTCAAGGTGCTGGTGGTGATGGTGCACAAACTTTATACACAGGAACAAATGAAATATCACAGTCATTTACTACACCGTCCAGTTCATTCTATACATATAATCTTCCAACAACATGGCCACTTGATACTTTAAGAGCAGTCATTAAAGGTGGTGGCGGTGGTTCAGGTGGTACTGGTGATGGTGGATCTGGCTGGTGGGCAGGTAATGGTGGTGATGGCAAAAGAGTCACTGTAAATATTAATCCAGCAAGTGCTCTAACATTCAGAGTCTATGTTGGTGGTGGTGGAGGATCAGGTGTCAACAAAAGTGGTGGTGGAAAATCTAATACTGGTTTCTCTATCGGTGGTAATGGTGGTAATGGAACTGGTGGTGGCGGAGGTGGAGCTGGTGGTTCTTCTTCTGCTGTTGGTACATCTACTACAATGGTCGCAGGAGCTGGCGGAGGTGGCGGTGGCGGTGCTGCAGGAGACGGATCACAAGGTGCTGATCAAAACGCTGGTCCTTCTGGTAATGATGGTGCTCAAAACGTAAACTCTATCTTCTCTGGTAGTGGTTCAAATGGTGGTAACTCTGTTTGTTCTGGCGGAGGAGGAGGAGGTGGCGGTGGTGGCGTCGGCATCGGAGCTAACATCGGTGGTGGTGGAGGCGGTGGAAATGGTTCCAACGCACGTAGAGATGGTTATGGTGCTCTTAGAGGACAATCTTCATTTAAAGGATCTGGATCAGGTCCTACAGCATCACTTGTTAGTGCTGGTAATGCTGGTAACGGTGGTAATGTAGGTTTAGGACAACAAGTATCTGGTGGTAATGGAGACGTTGAAATGATAGCAGTAGAGAACCAAACTTACTATGGTCCTGGCGCTGGTGGCGGTGGATCAGGTTCATATATAACTTTCCAATTTGATGCAGATAATATCAACGCTGGAACATTAGTTGTTGGTAATGGTGGTCA